GTCTGGCAGGGCTGGCTCTCAGAGAAGGCCGCAGAGCGCACGGCGAAGACGCTCGACGAGGCATTTGGCCGGGAGTGGGACATCCCAACGCTCAACGCTGGCAAAGCGCCATGGGTCGGCAAGCTCTGCCGCATCACCATCGAGGCCGAGGAGGGAGAGGACGGCAAGGTGCGTTTGAAGGTGCGATGGCTCAACCCCATGACCTCCTCGCAGCCGCTCCCGGCTGACCGGCTCACGACCCTCAACGAGCGCATTCTCGCCGCCCGCATCGCAACCCCAACCGATGACGAAATCTCGTTCTAATCGAAAAAAAGTCGCCCAAGGGGCCGCAGGCACAGAGTCCTGCGGCTCCGACCGGGAAGACCGCTGGTGGCTTTTGCTCTCGCGACAGGTTAAAGAAGCCTGCGACCGGTTCTGGGCGGCAACCCCGGAGCGCCGAGCAATCGAAGCCAAACGAAAACGAAATGATTGGTAAAATGAAAACACCACAAACCGATGACATCGCTCGCGGGAACCATGTCGTTCCCACCGAATGGGCAGAGCAATTGGAACGCGAGCGGGACGAGGCGCGTGAGAAATACGACAACGAAGCCACCGAACACATGCTGGCAATCAATCGCATTTGCAACGAACGCGACGAGGCACTGAATGCAATTCACACCTACAGGTGCGAGGTCGAAGCATGGGAGCTATTGTCAGAAGCAAGGCGCGAGCGAGACGAGGCGCGGGAGATTTCAAAAGCGGCCAGCAAAGGCATTAGCAAAACGGCTCGCCTTAACCAATTTTTGCTTTCGGAACTCATCGCCGTTCGCAAGGAGCGCGACGAACTAAAGCAGATCGCCTCCGAGTTTGCGATGACTGCCAGTCACTGCCTCGGCTGGCATGAAAACAAAAACCCTAATCAAATCACCTCCGCTCTCAGCCGGTGGTTCAAAATATCAACTAATGAACTGGACGCATGAACAACTCCGACAACTCGGCTACACCGAAAAACCAGATGGCTCATTTGCACGAACTGAATCTGTGGCTCCCGGAATTCCTCACTCCAAGCCTCAATCGAGTCCTCGGCAAACACTGGACTACTCTGTCCAAGGAGAAGCAACGGACCAGCCAGCATTTGGACTCCGCATTACTCGCATCTCCTGCCACCCACTCGATGCTGATAACCTTGCTGGCGGTTGCAAATTCCTCATCGATGCCATCCGAAGAAGAGGACTCATTCCAGACGACGATCCGGCGTCAGTTGAAATCTCGTTCCGACAAATTAAGGCCAAAACAAAAGCCGAAGAAGGAACCTCCATCCGAATTACCTTCAGACAAACAACAACAGGGGGATTATAAGGGGGAAAAACCGAATCCTTGTCAAGACAAGTTTTGACTGATACCATTTAACATCATGGCAACAAAGCCGAAAAAAAAGCAGGGCAGGCCGACGAAGTTCACCCAAGAACTCGCTGACTTGATCTGTGAACGCATGGCCAATGGCGAAACGATGCGCTCCATTTGCCGCAAAATCGGTCTGCTTCCTTCGACCGTCATCATGTGGACGAATCACAACAAAGTCTTTTTTGAACAATACGCACAGGCGAGGCAGAAGCAGGCTGATTCCTACGCTGACATGATCCTCGATGAGGCATTCAATTCGCATGACGCCCAGATCGGGCGGCTCCGGGTGGATGCTCTGAAGTGGGTCGCCAGCAAGCTCGCTCCGAAACGCTATGGCGACAAGGTCGAGGTCGAGCAGACCGGCACGCAAAAAATCCGAGTGATCATGGGCGGCGATGTCTGAGTCGGAATTTGAAATCCGACCGCGCAGGCAGTTTCGCTCCTATCTGGAGCGGGACAAACGCTGGGCGTGCATGGTTGTTCACCGGCGCGGCGGAAAAACATTCGGGTGCATTCAAGACCTGCTCAACAAGGCATTCACCACGGAGCGGGCGGGTCCGCCGCTGCGGTTCGCCTACATCGCGCCGACACGCGACCAAGCCAAAGACATCGCGTGGGGATACATCAAGACCTTCCTCTCGCCGCTCCCCGGCGTGAAGATCAACGAGGCCGATCTCATCGCGACCTTGCCACACGGCGCAACGATCCGGCTTTACTCTGGCGAGAGCTACGAGCGCATGCGCGGGCTTTACCTCGATGGAGCGGTGATCGACGAGTATGCGGATATCGACCCAGCGGCATGGTATTCGGTGATCCGGCCCTGCCTCTCGGACTACAACGGATGGGCGACCTTCATCGGCACGCCGAAAGGCCGCAATGCGTTTTGGAGACTCTGGACCGACGCCTGCGGGAATCCGGAATGGTTCTCCCTCATGCTCAAAGCGAGCGATAGCGGCATCATTCCCGATGAGGAACTCAACGACATCCGCAAGGGAACTCCCGCGCACATCTACGAGCAGGAATACGAATGCTCGTTTGCCATCGGGCGACCCGGCGCGATCTATGTGCGCTCCCTCGAAAAGGCCCGCGCTGAGAAGCGCATCACCAACGACATCCTGTGGTTCAAAGAACTCCCGACCTACACCTCATGGGATGTGGGCGCTCCGCTCAACCAGAAGGTTTGGGTGTGGCAGATGGTCGGCGACCGCATCAACTATTTGGAATCACTTTCCGGGAGCGACGAGTGCAAGACGCCTGCGGACTGGGCTGCGAGGCTCAAGGACAAGCAGTATGGCTACGGCGGTCACTTCATCCCGCACGATGCCGCTGCCGAAGTTGGTGGACTCTGGCAGGAAGCACTGGGCCGCAGCGGGCTGACCGGCGTGATTCCCGTCCCTCGGCAGATTTCGGTATGGGATGGCATCAACCTCGGCAACGATGCCTTCCCGCGCATTCATTTCAACGAGGCCGGATGCGTGGATGGACTCGATGCTCTCGATGCCTACCATTCCAAGGAGGAGCGCGATGGGGTCACGATCAAGGATGTGCCAGTCCATGATTGGTCATCGCATTTCTCCGATGCGTTCAGTCTCTCGCACCAGGCTATCAAGCGTGGGATGGTCATCGACCGCTCCGCGATCCCTCGAAAGGCCGAGCGGCATGAAGCAACCAGAGTGATGGCAGGATTCCGGGGTGGGGGATTTGGAAAGGTGAGACGGTGAAGCAAAACAATCGCATTGGTATCAGTCAAAATAATCCTTGCAAAATGCCTCCCGGTGGAATTTACTTCAAGACACAAAACCATGTCGTATTGCGATACTCAAATTGAGTTAGAGGCAAACCCGGAAGCAAAATCGTTGATGCAATTTATTTCTTTGGGAAATCAAGATGCCTTTCGATGGATGTGGTCGTTCTGGTCTTTTACGCACCTCATAGACGATTCTGTCGATAAAGATAAAAAAATAACATCAGAGCAAGCCAGTGAATCTCTGGCCGAATTTATTGAAGCATTAGTCCAAAACAAATTTTTCAAACAACACAAAGCGTATCTTTATCCACTAATTATTTCAGCATGTAGCAGATGGTTTGTTGGAGATATTTTAGATGGTGAAACCCAAGAAGATCGCATCCGCTCAGAGGTCGTTCGTTGTGGTGACATCGATGTGTTTTTAGGTGTCGCGTTTTGCTTAGGTGGATTTGGCCACATGCAAAAGTGCGCTATGAATTGCAGGTCTTACGACATCAACAGAAAGGAATAAAATTATGTATGGAGGAGGAGGCGGTAATAATAATAAAAAGAAACAGGAAGAAGCGGCTAAAGCCGAACAGGAAAGAATGCGCCAGCAGGCAGAACAGCAGGCTGCTTATCAGCGCCAGCAGTTGGAAATCGCTCGCCAGCAGGCCGAAGCCCAGCGCAAAGCGCAGGAGGAAATGATGCGCCAGATGGAGGCCAACAAACCCGCGCCCGCAGCGCAGGTTGACCCCGGCAACCCGCAGGCCGATATGGCTTCGGAAGTCGCACGCCGCAGGGGACTCCGCAAATCGATCCTCGCAGGCGAATCCGGACAAGCGCCGATTACCACAGGCTACTCGACCCTCGGTTGATGCTGTTTTGACTGATACCAAATGACCGGAAAGAATCCCGAACTCGCCGACAAGGTTCTCCAACGACACGCTGAGATGGTCCATCAGCGGGCGACATGGGAATCGCTTTGGGAGGACATCGCGAAGTATGTCATGCCCCGCAAGGCGACGATGTTCACGCAAACGACATCGCCAACCACCGACGACGAGGCTCAACTCTTCGACGCCACTGCGGTTCGGGCAAACATGATTCTGGCCAATGGCCAACTCAGTTGGATGACGCCGCTCGAAAGCCGGTGGTTCTCGCTGGAGCCGCCGAAGGCGATGGAAAGCGAGGACGAGATCGAGCAGTGGTTCAAACGCTGCACCGAGGTCATGCAGGCCGAACTCAGCCGGTCCAATTTTTACACTGAGATTCACGAACTCTATCTCGACCGGGGCGCATTCGGCACGGCGGCGATTCTGGTCGAAGCCGGGAAGAACAATTCTCTTAACTTCACCAAGCTCGACCTCGGCAGCTTCGCGATCAGCGAAGACGACGAAGGCTATGTCGATACTCTCTCCCGCGAGTATGAGATGACCGCACGGCAGGCCGCGCTCAAGTTCGGAGTCGAGAACCTCACCGACTCGATGAAGAAGGAACTGGAGAAGCCCAACTCCAACCGCAAGTTTTCCTGTGTCCATCTCATCGCTCCCCGTGGTCCGGGTGAGATCGAAATGGGCAAGCGGGACGCTGAGAACAAGCCCTACGCCTCAATCTATGTGGACAAGGCAAGCAAGCATGTTTTCCTCTCCTCTGGTTTCGATGAGCAACCGTTTTTCGTGACCCGCTACCTCAAGTGGAAGAACTCCGAGTGCTACGGATACTCGCCATCGTGGACCGCATTAGCAGAGTGCAAGCAGCTTAATTTTCTCGAAAAGCAACTCGACTCGCTCGCCGAGATTCATGCGTTCCCTCGCATCTTGATCCCAGCCGGGTTCGATGGCGACATCGATCTCCGCGCCGGTGGCGTGACCTACTTCGATCCGAACAACCCCAACGCAACCCCGAAGGAATGGGGAACCGGCGGACGCTACGACATCGGCATCCAGAGGGCCGAACACAAGCGCAAGGCGATTGATCAAGCCTTCCATGTGGACCTCTTCCAAATGTTCGCCCAACTCCAAAAGCAGATGACCGCCCGCGAAGTCGCCGAACGCGCCAGCGAGAAACTCATCCAATTTTCCCCGACCTTTGCTCGCCTCACGACCGAGCTATTCAATCCGCTCCTGCGCCGGGTCTTCGCGATCTTGGCCCGCGCTGCCAAGTTTCCACCACCTCCGCAGGCGCTCCAAATGATCGGCGTCGTCCCGGAGCCGGATGTTTCCTACAACTCCCGAATCGCCCTTGCGATCAAGGGTCTCGAAAACATATCGGCTGGCCGAACATTTGAGCAACAAGCCCCAGTATTGCAGTTAAGGCCAGACATGCTTGACAACTATGACCTTGATGAAATGGCCCGCGACATGGCCCGCAATGAAGGGTTCCCGGCCCGCTGGCTGATGGATGAAGACATGGTCGCCCAGACCCGCGCAGCCCGCGCCCAAGCTCAACAGCAAGCCATGCAGGCGCAGCAGATGGAGCAGGCCGCAAGCGCCCTCGGCAAGGCTGGCAGCGTGAAGCAGGACTCCGCTCTCGCTGGCATGCTCCCCGGCATGATGGGACAAGCATGATGGCCCCAGAAGACAAAGCCGCTGCCCTCCGGC